TTACCACCTACATTTACCGCATCTCTTTGCCATTCATGGTTTAATGGTGCGTAACCAAATGTTCCATCTGGTGTTGCATGGTTTACGTCAGCGTGGTCATTTTTTACAACTGCCACTTTTTCTGGGTCTAATACATCAGACAGATAGTTTGGCAACGTATCTGGGTCTGTTGTGTATAAGAAATAATCTTTCTTACGTTCCCAAAGTTGTTCTGGCACTATTTCGGCAGTTATCATTATAACGCCGCCGGTATTCATAGCCGGTGTTCTAATTGACATGTCAATTGTTGCCATACCGTTTGTTGCTGACTTATCCAAGTTTGCACCGTCTGTTGCATAACGTTGGTTAAATCCTATCATTGCACGTTGACGTCCCAACAATATTGGTTGTTTTAATGCTTCGTCAGGCACAGCGATCCCAGACATAAGGAGATCGATAATATATTCTGACTCCAAACCATCGTACTTTGCTCTTAATTTTGCAAATGCCGCTGTTTTACGTGCTTGCTCAATGTCAGCTAATGACATTGTTGCGTTTCCGCCTGTTGTTAACTCTGCATAAATTTCGTCAAACAAATACATATCGCCTTGATCAATAATATCTGCTCTAGACATTGCAGGTGAAAATGCACCCGAGTCTGAACTTGAAGTATTTGCTGTTGCACTTAATGTAGAACCATCACGTGAAGCGTATGGTGCTTTAATTGGAGCTTGAAATGTCAATCCAGCAAGTGTTACTTGTCCGTCTATTAAATTCTGATCATAATCAGGAACTATATTTTGCATTCCATTATTTATCCAAAACGCATCCGCTAATGAATGATCAAATGCGTTTCTTAATGGTAACGATTTTGATCGTGCTTTGCGTCTATGATTAACTATTGTATTATATGCTTCAACTACTGTTGTATTAAAATTTTCAGTTTGTGTATGAATACCTAAAGTTTGATAAAATTCTCTTACACCATGACTACTTGATACTGTATCAAATCCTTGCGGTGTTAATACATTATCCTGTGTTGCTGTATGTACAACATTGTTATCATACCTATAATATTTATTTTTTTCAAAAAATGGAACTACACTTCCTGCAGCGCCATTTTCTTTTTTATATGATCGGTTTAATTCGTCCATTGAGCCGTTAAAACGGTCAAATGCAAGCATTGGGACGAAATGAGCGTATAATGTTACGCCCACACCGTTCATTAACATTTCTGATGTTTCCATCATTTCAACGTTCATGCGGATTTTACCGCTTTGCACGCCGTCTTCACGGTGTAACCATTCGTATTTCAACGGCAGGATTTTACCTGCGTCGCCTGACGTCAATACTCGACCTTTTACAGATCGGCGCGATTTCTGTACAGCAATCGGGCTGTTTGGTATTAGTTCAGTCATTCTCATTTAGGTCTCTCCTTATGTACCATAATTTTCTAATAAATTTGTTAGCCAATCTTTGATATTTTCTGGCTGTTCTTCGTCCCATGATTCAATTACGTAATGAATATGAGCTGACATCAGATCATGATCGGTATGATACATACCGTACAGATATGAATTTCTTTGTTCTTCGTCCTTTATATAATCAGTCATTTGCGTTTCCTCCTTGCAATGATTTTGGTTATAATTTTTCGTATTTTTTTACACTTGGCGCACATTATTTGCGCCTATTGTACCAATTTGGGATTGTATCTGGTGACAATGCATCCTCAATTGGTATTCCTTGATTTCTTGTAAAGAAATCGCCTGCTTTTGATAATGCACCATGTATATTTTTAACAAAATTAACTCTGCTATTATCAATAGTTCCATCAGCTTTTAATTTATCAATTCGTATAGCTGTATTTTCTCCAGAATTTTTTAATTTACTACGTAAATTATCCACATTAAAATTTGGAAATAATTTATGAAATTTATAATATTTATCTACAGCATATGCTCCTGACATTTCTGATATATCAGTGCTTTCTCCAAATATTGTAACTACTTGTCCATCCTCACGAACCCATTGTGACTTTAAAGCTTTTGCGTCACTGGATACGTGTTTGCCATTAATATTTACTACATCAAATCTTAACGGTGATTGTTGTACTGGTGTTTCATTAATTTTAAATTCTGGTATTTTTACTCCACCATTAAAATAATTATCTGTATCTATTTCAATTTTTGGTTGTTCCATTACAGGTAATTTATTATAATTACGTTGTTTTATTCTATCAAATGTATTGAAAAATGCGTCTGATGACAGACGTCCCATTGGGATTTCATTTTTATAAAACCCTTGTCCGCCGGTTGCTCGTAGTACTGTTAATGGATTAAATCCATTTGCAATTGCGTCACGTCTTAATTTACCTAAATCTGTACCAGATTGTTGTTGTTGTTTTTGACGTAATCCTTCAATTCCATTAGTATCGCCCATATAAGTTGTTTTAGTCCAATCTTCTAATTGGCGTCCGATTTTTCGGCTTGGTTTCATGATATACTTTTGAAATTGTGATCCTAAACCCATATTATATTACTCCCGCATTTAACAATGTGTCCGAGAATAGGGCTAAACCCATTATTATTCCCGCTACCGTTGCTATTATGATGTCTTTTAATTTCATTTAATCCACCTCCTTGTAATAAGGTCGATCGCTACTCCTGCTAGTGCAGTGAATCCCAAAACGATACTTTGTGTATCGCCAACAGCGATACCGGCGCCGGCAAGCGACGAACCGAGTATTGTACCACATCTAGTGATTATTGGTTTTAAGATTTGTTGTATTAGTAGTAATTGCAATTTTTACTCCTTCTTTTATAGAAGGGTCAAAGTGCTCAATGGCCGATAATATATATTATGATACCATTATGAGACTCGTTGTGTTGACCCATACGTTTTTA